TCATCCTCAATTTGAGTATCAATCTCAATAATTTCTTGATCTGTTTGACGAAGAATTCTCTTCCGTACATACTCAGTGGAATAATATTTACCAATAAATGGTTCAATTTGAGCAAGATTTCCAAGTCTGTTTTGGATCATCTCAGATTCTTTCAATTCGGCAAATTGATTATCATAAAGGAAATCATATTGAATATGATCCTTCATAATCTCCCAGTCAGAAGGAGATACAATATTTTTAAGAATCAATTGCGTCTTTAACATGTCATTGAACATCTGAGCAAATCTTTTTCTCAGACGACCAACAAACTTAGCAAATTTTAGTTCGTCTCTCAGAATCTCGGAAGAACGTCCAAGGTTAAAACCACCATCGGCAGCAATTCTTGATTCTGGAACGCCAAGTGCTCTATAGAGTTTCTTTTGGAAATATTCAATGTCGGAAAGTTCTCCCAAATTCTGTCCACCAGGTAAGGTAGTGATTTCAGTTCCACGACCACCTTCTCTGCGTGGCAACCAGAAATCTTCAAGCATTGACATAAACTTGCGGTCATCACGAACCTCACCAGTTTGTGCGTTATAGACCAGTTTATTTCTATAGCGAGACATAACCTCTTTGAGGTACTGCTCTGCTTTTACTTTAGGAAGATTGCCAACGTCAATATAGAAAATACGACGTTCTGGTGCTCTTGAAAGACGATAGATAACCAGAGAATCCTCAATCATTCTTAATTGATTGAGTGCTTTGATTGCTTTATGAAGATATGAAAGAACAGTATTCTTATTTCTATCTACAAGACCAGAAGTACAATAAGTAATAGCGTCCTTTGCAATCTTTACAGATTTTGCAGATCCACGACTCATGGCGTTTAATCCATAAGTTGCACTTGGTGATGGTGTATACTGAAAATATTCTTCGAATTCTGGACCGTTTAAATTATTTTCGTTATTTCCACCAATCTTTACATATCCATTATCAATTTTATTGGGATCCTTCTTTTCCTGACGAATATACTTCATTTTCAAAGGATCAATATACCTCAGTTCTTGAATACCTGCCTGAGGATTTTTTATATCAATAACTTTAAGGTAATAGACTCTTCCATCTACATACCAGTTTCTAAAAATTTCGTGTGACTTTCTATCAAAGTCTAAAATTTCTTTAAGATATTTAAATTCTTCTCTAATCTTCTTTTTAAGACTTTCACTGGCATTGAGATTAGAAAGTTCAATTTCTACAGGAGAATCGTAGAGATCGCTAACAATTGCTTCATTAACAACATCTTCAATGGCACCATCACACTCAGGGTGAAGTGACATTTCTCTATATCTTCTAATCAGTTCATGCTCTGTTTTATAAACACCCTCAATATCAACATACTGTCCGTAAAAACCGCTTGAAATATAATTATCAACCCCGTCCTCATTGGTTTGAGGAACGGGGGATATTACAGAGGGTGATTTATCTTGTTTGTCGTCAATAGAAAAACCAAAGAGTTTTGCCATAGTATAATACTAAGTGTCCTTTATTCTACTATTTAGTTAATGTCTTCACCACCAGCATTTGATCCAGTGCCCTTAGTTGCTTCCCACCACTGAACTTGAAGTTCAACAGTGAACTCTTGGATACCCTGAGCATCATAAGAAAGTTCAATAGGTGCTACCTGAGTTGGGAACACATCGTAGAAACGATAGGAACGAAGTGTAGATCCATCACGATCTAATTGATAAACATAAGCATCTGCTTGATAATCTGCTGGATTAACCAGACCAGTATTATCAGATACTCTGTTGATTGTGTTCATCCAACGCTCAAATGCAGAGCGAATGGAGAAGTCAGTATCGTTGATTACGGTAACAGTCCAAGAATCGAAGGTTCTATCACCTGCAATTTTGAGAACACGACCTCTGAAAGGAACTTCAATAGGTGCAACGTTAGATGCGGGCATATTGGCACCCTTCACCAAAAATCTTGACTTATCAAGAACATCGGTGGAGGGTTGTGCCGCATCTGGGAAAGTAAGGACGACTTCAAAGAGGTTGGCGCGAGCGCCACCACCCGTTAACTTACTCTTGAAGTCGGTAATTTTTCTTAGTGGGGGTGGATTAATCTGTTGTCTAGATGGCATTTGAGTTAACCTCTAATTGAATTAAACGGAGCCGATAACTTCTTCAAAAGCAACACCAGTTCTGGTGGCGATGAAGGTAAGACCGATGAAGTTGATCGATCTTGCTGGTTTGATGAAGATGTCCGCTACAAACTCATTGTTGTCGATGACGGCAGCAGTGTTGTTTGTCTCATCACAAATAACAACATAATCTTGAATACCTCTCTTGGACTGAACGTCACGAAGGAATGGTTCAACAATGTTCACGAAATTAGTTCTCGTGATTTCATCGTTGAATTCAAAGAGGAAGTCCTTAGCAGCAGCGGAAATTGCATTCTCAAGATAGAGGAACAGGCGGCGAACGTTGATTCTATCAAACGCTGAGGACTTACCATATCCAGTCTTATCACCAAAGAGAATGATTCCTGCACCAGGCGAGAAGATTACAGAGTTAATTCTGTTAGAATACAGAACATCCCTTTGCTTCTTACCAGGATTGTATGCAAGTTTAACTGCATTCAAAATTGCTCCCCTATTTGTTCCTGCTGGTGAGAACCAGGGGAACTGTTGAATGTCAGTTCTTGCACAAGTTCCAGCAATATCACCATTCAGAGGGACATATCTGAAAGTATCATTGAAGCGGTCGTACATATACTTGTAACCACTATCAAATACTCCATAAGTCGTTGAAGTAACAGGGGCGTAGAAACCAACCACATTGTCTGTAATGGTGTCAATATCATTGACAGTGACTGTTCCAACAGAAGAATCATTCAAGAACGCTTGTCTATATGGTGAAATAAATGCAACTGCATCCTTTCTTGCTTCAGCAACTGCAATTACCTTATTGGCAAGTGCTTGTGCCTGTTCCTTAGAATAATTTGCAGAACCCATCAGAATAAAGTCAACTTCATACTCTTCAGTATTTTCAAACTTAGTGTAACCACTAACGATGTCATCAAGTCCAGAGTAGAGAGAACCAGAAGTTGTCAGACCAGCTCTGCCTTGATAGTTTGTGCCCTTTTCAAAAGTAAGTGTGAGTGAACCAGCACCGGCAAAGTTTACGCCGTCTGCGTTTTGGTCCCAACCAGTATCATCATCGAGTTCATAAGATAAAGCACCATTATCACTAAATGCAATAGTGCTGACTCCAACAGGAGCAGATCCACCAAAGATATACTCAGAATTGGTGTAGAGATATTTTCTCCAATAAGAAGGAGAACCTACAGAGAACTCAGCATCTTTTGCCTTGGAAAGATTCAGGTGCTTCTCAAGGATAGATCCTGCATTTCCAGTGATTGTTCCTTTGTCGTCAATAACAACAACGTGAACTTCATCAAATCTTCCACCTCTTGCTGCAGCAAACTCGGAAGTTCCTGGTCTATTGGCAAGTTGATCCCATTCCAGAGAACCAACAGAAAGTGCAATGGATTGATTCTCAAACCAATCTTTTTCTGCCGTATATGCAATAGTTGCTACTCCTACACCAGTATCATTTGCTCTGATAGTTACGGTTCCGGATTGTGGGAGAGCGTAAACACCATTTTGCTGATAATCAACATCAGTCATTGATCCAGCAACAGATACGTGCTTGATCATTTTGACTGAAAGTTGATCAGTTCCAATCTCGGTGATTACACCCTGGAAATATCCATCAAGAACAGAAGTTGTTCCTGCTCCAGGAAGAGTGAGTCCAGAAGGAACAGCAGCAGTAATCCCCATTCCAACCAAGACACTGGTGGTATTAATACCTGTCAGAATTTGGTCTGCTTTGCCGTCGATGATGGCAACTTTGATTCCGTTTGCCCAAGTTCCTGGGTTTCTAGCAGCAACAGTTACGTTAGTGATTGTATTCTCATCGTAACCGAGTTGCTCATAGTGCTCGGTACTCTTGATCTTAACGCTAGAAGCAGCACCTACAAATGCGTTCTTCAGTTGCTGATCATCTGCTCTCGAAACTCTTAATGTTCCACCATAAGCAAGGTAAGATGATGCAACCATCCAGTGCTCATAGTGCTTATCGACTGAATATGGTCTGCCGAAAGTGTCTAAGAGGTCATCCTCATTTTCGATCAATTGAGGAAGGTCAACAGGTCCTTTTGCGAATGGAGCTACAAGTGCCCCAACCGAACCAGAAACTGGATCGACTCTTCCAATGGTTAAGTCAACTTCTCTTACTACAATTCCAGGAGATGCTAAATTTAGAGGCATCTTGGTGTTCTCCTTGGTCCAGAATTATCTGAAATTATTTATTAAAAAGTCGCTTTTGAATGGG